GTATTTGGTTAACAACCTCCATTGAATGATACTTTTCTGCCCAATCCCTTAACGCTATCCCATCCTTTATAATTTCCATAGGATTGTTCAAGTAGAATACAATATGCTTTATCCAGTCGCTTTCTTTTTCTACCCATTTAACAGGTGGTTCATTATCTATAAATGTTGATACACGAGAACATATTGCAGGCATATATTTAGTTGCGCACTCTAATATCTTCAAATTGCTTTTCATGCTATTAAACTGGTTGTTTTCCAAAGGAACAATTCCCACATCCCCATGATTATATAAGTTCATATACTCATTAACTCTTAGTTGCCCTAATCGTTTATAAGTGTCTCTTTCGGGTCTTCTGCCGCTCCATATCATTTCTATCTTATCCCAATAGTGATTATCTTCCATTGTGCTATCATCATACCCACCTAAAACCATTTGCCCTAGTTCCTGGAATAACTCGTTTTTTCGTAATTCTTTACACGTATATTCAAGCAATTTAATATCATGGTAATGTGTTTTACCGCCAGCATAAAAGAATCTTATCCTGTTGCTTTCTTCCTGACCTTTATTGAATTGTCCTCTATCAAATGGGATTGCATTAGGTATAATCTTAACGTTTTCATTATGCTGCAGGAATTGATTTTGCAGCCTTTTATTTGTTGTCCACACTTCGTCCGCAACAGCTGCGTAACCTATTTGCTTTTCTGCCATTCCCCATTTTGAATAATGAGCATGTAGAATGTGTTTAGATGGTAGCTTGTAATAATCATCATAATCAACTATAAGTTTGATGTTATGCTTATCACAGATTGCACGGCATTCATCAGGATGGTTATCTATTACCCTACACATAATCATAACATCAGCCCAATCTAAATCCTCATTAAATATTCTACCAATAGCTTGTTTAACCTTAACCCCTTCCATATAGTAGAAAGGATTAATTAACCTGTGATAAAATACAGCGTTGTTTTCGGATGGGTAAAATAGCAGTATGTTCATTACACAATGTCTTTATATTCTGGTTGCATATTAGTAAATGGATCTTCTGTAAATAAACTAACTGGAGGCATTGAATACCCTGTAATACTTAACCATATACAGCCAGTTTCTTTAATAGTTTCCAAGTCTTCTTTTGAAAACTTCCAACATGATATTATTGCAGGAATCTTGGTGTTGGCTTCGTCGATTACTACCTCCCCTTTAAACACAGGTAAATCCATGCACTGTTCATCAGTCATGTTTTCGGGTTTCTTAAACACCATGTTTCTATATGGGAAGTCAGCAGGCAGCATTAAGGCTTCTTTGGTTTAGTTTCCTTCTTAGCCTCTTCCTTTGGTAGCAATGCCAATATCTTATCTGCTACTTCGTTAAATTCATTGTTTGTTAACGTTGCGTGATCGTGTCCTTTTATTGAACACTGGAATAACACTGCTATAATCTTTTCTTTCATATATTTATTTTAGTAAATTATAAACCTCATCTACTGTAATATCGTGAATATTTTTATCCATATATATAGCTTCTGGATTCTTCCCCCACATTCCTTGGTTAACAAATAGATAGTTTTTAACACTTAAAGCATATGCCAAATGACTAATGCCTGTTACTACTGATATTAAACCTTTAGATTGCTTCATTATGCTGCATACCGTTTCAAACTTATTATCGAAACATACCGAGCAATTTGGTTGTTTTATAAATTCAGGATCATCATATTTTGAATTACCGAATATTATAAACCTTTCATTTGGCATTGATGCTATGAGTTTATTCCACATTTCTTTTGGCCATTTCTGATTATCAGGTAATGATCTTGAAAAAGGAGCTATAATATAATATCCTTTATCGTTAGAATATTTTAAACTAAACTCTAACTCTGGTCGTGGGATATTTTTAGGTATTTCTAATCCCATAATATGATAATGCGCTTGTATCATGTGTAGATTATGCTTATCTGCAAAACGAAATGCAGATATTAAATCAAACGCCTTATCATAATGCGAATTATTGCTTTTTTTGATATTATATCGTTTTGGGATCAAATCAAATAGCTGCTCAATTTCTGGATGTATTATAACCTCCAAAGATGTATTTTTAGATAATTCTATCATTACAGGAATAGTCCCTATAAAGTCCCCAATTAAACCAATGTCATTTTTTAATATCATGGCCTGTCTTTAGCGTTTAAACGGTCTACCATAGTCCATGCAAGGTCTATACACTTATCACACCAACCTTCTTTATCATCAGGTGTAAACGGTACCACCAACATCGCTTCCTGAGTAAAAGACTGATGGATAGTAATTCCGTCTAATGTCTGTTTGTCGTAGTTAGGTAGTCCTGTGACCTTTTCATTTCCTGTAATTTGTGCCATAGTTATAATTTAAAACAAAAGCCTCAGTCCGTGGATGAACTGAGGCAGTTAATAATTGCTACTTTCGCAGCCCTTACCGTGAATCACATCCACTTAATTAACGGTAATAATAGATTGCGAATGTAAGTAAATATTTTAAATTGCTAATAATATTAGTATTTTAATTATCGGGACCACTATTGCGAAAAAGAAACCTTCGCCCCGCAAAAAGGAAATCGAAAAGAAATTATAATTTGACGTTATATTAAATAGCACAATATGACTTACGAAAACCGAAAGCTACAGAACTAATTTCATGAAGTCTATGGAGAAAGAATATAATATAAATATTAATAATAAAGTAATTGCAGGATTATTGTTGCAAATACTAAGCCAGCAATTAGCAATTAATAAAATACTTATATCTAAACTATCGAATAGTGAAAATGAAGAAGATGAGATTACTTGCCTTTTGAACTCTTACTCAAATGAAGAATTAAATCGCTTGCTCGAATCGTTGTTTGAGCGACACGGCAACATTGGCACTCTTTTAAAGAAGCCTTAGTTATTTTAAATAATATTATATTGTAACCAAATATATTAAAAGTCATACTAAATATTATTAGCGTTTTAGCATTATTAGCAGCAATATTATTTACCGCAATCAGTTAACGTAGCCATATAGTACTAAGTAACATAACGCAATTACATTATAATTCTTTTCGATAAAAGCTAAGTTGCGGGGCTAAGATAAGGTTTTTATTCAATCAGTAAATAATTTTGAATTGAATAAATAAAAACCTGTTCTTTTTCGCAATAGTATTAATTATCGGAACTAAACATATTCGCTACTTCATTACCAAATATGGTACCGGCTATTAATTGAAGCAATACACTTGTTTTTGGTTCACCCGCTATAAATGGGTTCTGTGGTTTTGGTTGTCCCTCTCCTCCACCAGCTGCCGTTTCTTGTGTAGCTCCATACATCATAATTCTACCGTCTGAGTCCCTCCGAGCTATAAACCTTTGACAACATCTACAATTACAGAAATTGCCAGCACTAGAGGACTTATCCCCCGGATATTTAATTTCTTCGCCGTTATTATACGGTTGATCCATGTGTACAGTTTGCCCTTCCAAATACAAATGAGAGAATTTATCAGTTATTTTTCTACCTCTCACCCTTTCATCTCCTGAAGTAATCCACTCCTTATCATACATTATGCCTGTAGATATTGCCCCCATCATTGCCCCCATATTCATAGCCCCTACACTTTCTGTTCTTACTATTAACATCGCTCTTTTAAGCGGAATATCATCCTCTTCTATAGCATTTACAATCTCCTCATAACTATCGCCATTCTGAATGCCTTTGCTGATTATTTCCAGTAATCTTTTTTTTGTAGTATCGTTAATCTGTTCAACTGTCTTAAACTTTTCAATGTCGGTTAAATAAGTGTCTATAATCTTTTGCCATGCAGGATTAAACCCCATACCACGGCTTTTGAGATGTGTTTTCTTTAGTTGCCTATAAGTAACATTCGCCTCACTTAATGCAGAGGTATTCCATAACTCAGTTATTATCGACTTAATAGAATTGTGATTAAACAAAATATGTAGTTGAGAATGGATACCATTAGTGCCTTCATTGCTCTTTATCCAGTCAGTTACTTTTTTGATTTCACCTTTAACAGCTTTCGCCATTTTAGGAACAAACGCCTTTTCAATCTTCTGCTGCCTACGTGCGAAGGTTCGCCAAATATCCTGAGACATTAGTATATATTTTTAGCCTCATCAATAACATCGTCTTTTAATCCACTACCTAATCCTTCAAATGCTTCTTTGATAGGTATTTGATTATTGTTTTTCCATGCAGTATTGAACTCAGGTAAATCTATTTGCTCATAACGGGTTCTTGCTCTTTTCTCATTATCGGTTAACCATGTAGCGTTTACCAGCGTATTGGATAGCTTTTCAAAATCTTCCTGCATTTCTGGAAGGTCTGAAATATCATGACAGTAATAATAATTATCCATTTTACCATTGTACATAGGAATTATCCTGTTGTTTATTTCCGATGCGAAAGAATTACACTCATATACAATCTTATTAGTAATCAAATACTTCATATCTGCATTACGATTGTCATACGTTGTATTTGGATTCAGCAGTCCCGGCGGGAAACCGTATACATTACATAATCTGTCAGAGCTTAAATCCATAGCTTTTAAAAGCTCCATATCTACAGCATCTAAACCAATATTGATATAACCTAGTCTTGTTGCTGTACCAACTACCCGACCTTTTGCAGACTGATTATTAATTTTATAATCTATTGTATCCTGCAA